TGTTAGTAAGTCATCTGCTTTGTCTTCTGGTGTTTTGTCTATTAGTGAATGTAATTTGGTGTAGACTGTTGCTATTCTTTTCATTGGTCTTAATGTCTTGTCTTCTATATACTCTTTAGGTTCTTTCATAACTTGAATCTTTTTCAGTACTTCGTCTTCTGCTGTAGCTCCATAGACCCACCCACAATAAGAAGCAAGTATTGTAAGGTATTTGTTTTTAAAGTTAAAGTCGTTTTCAATCCACAACTCAGCTTTCTTACACCCGTGTAATACTGAAGCGTGATTCATTCCAACAGTATCTGCTATCTTTTGATATACTATTTTTTCCTTATTTCTTAGGATGTAAAAATATATAAATCTAGCTTCTACTAATAAGTTCTCCCTTCCTACTAAGTTGACATCTTTCTTAAGAGTTTTTTTTATTAGGTATTTTAATAGTGCTGTTTTGTTTACTACTACTTCTTTGCTTAATTTGTTCATTTAAAATAATCTTATTTGTTGTTTATGTTGTTCTATTCGTTTGATTGCTGCATCATAGTATTCAGTATCTAACTCACAAGCTGTTAAGTCATATCCTAGATTGTGGCAAGCTAAAGCTATTGAGCCGCTTCCTAAGTGAGTATCTAATATCTTATCTCCTTCTTTAGCGTAGTTCATAAGAATCCATTCGTATAACGATACAGGTTTTTGTGTTGGATGTATTTTTAATTCAGGTACATTTTGTACTGAATATCTAAATATAGATGATGTACTTCCAAGACCTTTACTTATAGATGCTAATTCACAATCTGAATATTTTCCTTTAACACCTGTAATTTTTTTATCCCAAACTAAAAAACCTTGCCATTGTTTTAATTCAAAGTTATTTGCACCCCATACAATCTGGTTTTTACTAATCCTAAAAAGATTATCCCAATATTTTTTAAAAGGTCTGCCATTTAAGCTTTCCATTGAGCCTAACTTCCTCATCTCTTTAGTGGGTTGATTTTCATCTCTATAAGGCGGGTCAACTATTGCTAGGTCAAAGTAGTTATCTTCGTGCCTAGACATTAGCTGCATATTGTCTTCGTTTGTAATACTAATCATTTGTTAGTTGTAAGTACTCTGATAACACATCATTTATGTGTGGTCTAAAGTCTGCTATAGAAGTTAATAACCCGTGATTGTTTTTTAGCATATCCGCATAACGCTTTAATATGTATTTACAAGCATCTAAAGAATTTGATATCTGACAAACTTTAACTACTTCACGCAAACAGTATGATTGTGCTTTCTTTTTAGTATGAACCTTAACAAGATTGCTTAGCTCATTTGCAAGATAATCAGGCATTGCTCCTGTTCTTAATATACAAGAACCTGTTCTAAATTTATTTTTTTGGTAATTCATATACAGATTAAGTATAGTTCCCGTAGATAAATTAGTACTATATTTTTTATACTTACCAAGAGCATAAGCATAAGATTGGTCTATTTCCGCATACTTTTCTAAGTAGTCTTCGTTTTTCCAATTTAAGTTACTTGCGTTGTATTCAAGTATTATTTTAAGTCTTTCCTTTTCTGTTAAATTATCTAACCAAGTTACAACATAAACAGGGACTGTTGTTTGTTTCCCCTTAATAGCTGCGTAATATCTATGATGCCCTTCTAATATGTTATGTTGGCAATCTACTTTTATTACATCCATCCATCCGAACTTGTTTAATTTAGCTTCAAACTTATTTACGTGTGAATCATCTATAGCTCTATTAATAGCTGATGGGTTAAGTTGTTTAATGTTTAAGATTTCTAACCGTCCTACTTTAAATTGTTTTGTGTTCATAATATATTTATTTATTTGTTTGTGCCTACTCTATGGTTTTCAGCTTCCCCTTTTTATTTATAATATTGCTCTCATTACATATTGGTCTAAGTCATTGTCATCTTCAAAGAAGTATTTATATGTTTCTACTGCTTTGTCAAACTTTGCTTTACCTTTTGCTAAGAAGTCTTCTGTTGTTTCAAATATCCCAATGTCTAAACTTCCTTTGTCTACTACCAAGAACTTGAAGTCATCTGCTTTAAACATCTTAGTGTACAGGTATGCTTGTAAATCGTAGCCATACTTGTCAGCACTATATTTAAATGTAGATAGGTCAGCAGTAGTCTTTAAATCAATTATAGTATTGCCTTGTATGATATCTGCCTTTGCTCTAAATGGTAAGCCTTCTATCATCTCTACAGCTGGTACTTCAAACTCTGCTTTGTTTAGGAATCTTAATGCTTGTTCGTTTCTTAGAACTGCATCGGTTACTCTTTCAGCTGCACTACGTTCTTTGTTAAGGAATACTTCTCCGTGCATTACCACCGCTTCTTTATAAACCTTAGTTCCTTTAGTAGAAGATTCTATAAAGTTTAAGCTGTCTATCTTGTGTGGTTCTAATATCATCCAATGTATTAGCTTACCCATTGCTAAAGCTGAACTATTTGAACTAGGGTCTCCATACTTTGTTACGTACTTATATGTCTTAGGGCTTTTAAGTATCATTTTTAGACTGCTGCTACTTAAAGCGTGCTTACCTAGATGTCCGTAGTAAAAGTCATCGTCATACATTTGAGTAAGAATCTCTTCTTGATTCCAAACCTCATCATTTAATAATGTTATCATAGTTCAATTGTTTCTTGTTGTTCGGATTGTCTTTTAATAATTTCTAACCTAGAGCGTTTAATGTGGAAATCTAAATAGCTTTTAGTTCCTGACACAAATTCTTTAAGCTGTTCGTCGGTGTACTGAGAGTACATTAAATCTTCGTAAGTCATATTAAAATTGGTTTACTTCTAATTGTTTTAATTCATTTATAGTTAGGTCAGAATTCAATACAACAGTAACAGTTGCTGTACCTGGTACATCTATACCAAATGCATTCTTAGCTGTAAAGCTAAAAGAAGCTACACCTACATTACTACCTAAAGATATAAAATCATATTCCTTTAAAGATACTGTATTAGGATATTTAGAGTTTGCCTCTATTGCATCCTTTAAAGTTCTTTGTATTTCGGTATGAGATTGTCCAGCGTTAGGATGAGAATCCTCACTTGTTAGACTACCGATTAAATAAAATACTACTGCTAGTCCTACTAATACTTTTAAAATTGTTTTCATATTGTTTGTTTATTTGTTAATAATAATCAAATGTACAAAAACTTTTTTACTTATAAACAATTATTTTTAATTATTTAATTTTTTAAGCTTCTCAATATATAAAGTAGCATCCATCAATTCCTGTTGCAAATGTATTAGGAACGCTTCTAAGCCCTCCGTTGAATCTTCAAGTGTAGTATTATACTTTTTAATTCCTACTTGACTACGCTCTTCGTAAAGGTCTTTAACGTTTTGTACTATCCCATCTTCAGAGTCTATGTTAATTGTAGAGTTCGTAGCCCATTGTGCAGCCATAAATTCATCATACATATCTTCGTTATCTCTTTCAAAATACTTTGTAACACTATCACTCATAAGCCTAGTTCTTCTTTCTTTTTATATATAGCTAATTCTTTTTCTAACTCTTCTATCTTATCTTCTGCTTTCCTTGAACGTTCAACAGCCCTTAGTGCATCCTGTCTGTACTCTTGCATTGCTATGTGATAGTTGTTCTTTTCCATCTGAAGCTTGTTACAGGTAAAGCTTACTTTAACTACAGCAGAACATACAGCATTTAGCTTCTTGTTGTTTGGTTTAGCTTTGCACCATTCTAATACGTTTGACTGTAGTGTTAGTAGGTTGCTTGTTAGTTCAAGGTCTTCCATTACCTCAAACTTTTTGTACATTGTTTCTTTTGGTGTCATAATATCTCTGCATCAATTACTGGTAGCATTGCAATCTCTTTTGCAATCTGGTTATTGTTTGTAAAGGTAGTAGTCTTTTTTAAATATTTAACTTCCCAGTTAGGTTTTATTTCAAATAGATTAAATTTATATACTCCTTCAGGTGTTGAATTAATATATATAGGAATATCTAAGTTATCATTACACTTTAAAAGCATTGCATCATACTTCTTCTTTTCAAGTATTAATGTGTCGTAATGTGTTGCTCTACACTTTAACTCTATCCTATGGAAAGTAGCAGGGGAATAACAATCCCATCTGCTCATTTTCTTTTTAGCTTTAACCAGGTCAGGGTAGTAGTTGTTTACTAGGTACTCAAATAAATCCTGCTCCTTCATTTAGTATTCTTTAAAGATTCGTTCAAGCTTCTTCCAAACCCCGTTTAAGAAACAAGAACTACATCCAGTCAATTGCTTTCTATCATTAAACACCCTGTTGTATATGTTTAACAAAGCTTTCTGTTCGTCAGATGTTACTTGATTTAGTTTACCTACTCTATCAGCTAAGTAATTGTATTCGTCTTCTGTTAGACAGTTAGGCTTATATGCAGGGAACAAGTAGTTTAGTTTCTCTTTGCGTTCGTCACATCCGCAGTCATCTCCTGCTACAAACTTAACAAACTTCTTTATACCTGTAGCTTCTGTAAATCTTTCTACAGCATCACCTAATCCTTTGTTAGATTCAGCGTGATTCTTTTTCCACTCCTTGTAAGCTTTACTTCTTTTGTCTCCTTTAAATTCTGTCATAGTCTTCATTTTTAAAGTCCTCGTACGTTTCTCCTAACTTACTTTGGACATCGGTTTTACAATTCTTTAAGGTGTTAAATATAGACACCCAGCTTATACTAGTTTCTGCTGCTATCTTTCTTATACTTAAATCAGTATCTCGGTACAATTTAAACAGCTTTCTATCGTACCAGTTCCATTCTTCTGCAACCTCATCAATTAAAACACAAACCTTGTTAAAGGCTTCTTGTTCTTCCAGGTTGGTATTGTCTGCTATTTCTAGAAAGTTCTCATCATCATCAATACTAACTTTGATAATTTTTCTCTTAGAATTATAATATTGAAAGTAAAGTGAACGTAGAGTAAAAAACATATACCCTCTAGATACTTTGCTACCTTTAATAATGTTTTCTGGTTTTGCATATAAAAATAATCGTATATAACTTTCTTGAACTATATCTTCTGCATAGTTAAACTCCCCAAATCCATTTACTATTTTAATCCAGTCTTCGTGTTGACTTGCAACAATCCTTAACCAATCTATTTCTTCTCTATCCATATAATTGTTAAACTCATAAAAGCTATGCAGCATTGCATAGTGTACTGAACTAAATCATCTTCTAAGTGTTCTTTAGAATATAAAGCTCCGAACATTAAACCAACAATAGGCTGAAAATATATATCAGCATCTACTTGCTGTGCTACAAAGATAATCAAAATTGCAGCTAAAATTAATATGCATAGAAATGTAATCATAATTTAAAATTTTAATAGGTTAGTTACTTCTGTTTTCTTAGAGTGTAAGATGTCCTTACCTAAGAACTCAAATCCAACGTTATTCCTAGACATCCTTAGTCTAATAGGTTCGTTGTATGGTGTGCATCTTCCCCCTGTTTCAGTCTCCTTTACTTTAAGAACGTGTAGCTCACTATACATCCAATCCATTGCAGAACCTGTATAACGATGAATACATATCACATCATCAGAACGGTTACCCCACTTACCACCTCCTTCTACTCCAGCTAGTCCTAGTGGCTGTGGTAGGTTCTCATAAAGATGGTCTCTTGGATGTACTCTACGAAGTGCATCTGTAACACCGTGAGCGTTTAAATACACCGCTACGTTTCTTTTCTTAGCAAATAGTCTAAGCTCTGAAGCTACTTGGTAATCATATTCGTGCGAACCAACTCCCCTCATTAATTGAGTGTCTTTAGCTAAAGAGTTATAAGGGTCTATTAATAAAGCATCATAATTCCAAGCGTCTTTTATTTCTCCTGCTTGTTTGATTAGTTGCTTATAAGTACATAGGTCTTCTACTTCTATAATCTTAAAATGTTTATCACACCATTTAACAGCTGCATTAATTTGTGAATCAGAAGCTGTTTGTATTGGTAACCCCATCTTGAACTCTATTATCTTTCTTACTAGACCTGCAGAACTATTTTCACTAGACCAGATTAAGAATCTTAAGTTATGCTTAATTGCCCATACTGTAAATAGATAAGTTATTATCGTAGTCTTTCCTACGTTAGCGTGTCCTATTAGTAGATTAAAGTTTCCTTGCTTAAATCTTATATATTCGTCTATATCTGGTATATCCATCTTAAGACCTTCTAAGACTCTACCATACTTTATATCTAATATTCTTGCTTCTATGTTTGCTGCTTGTGCTATCATTTATAAATTGTTTGGCTGTTGATATTTCCAGAAGTCTTTATCTTTCTTTCTTCTTGGTTCGTGTTCGTATCCAAGTATAGGATTTATTTTATAGTTCCAGAAGTCATAAGGAAAAGGTTCTCCTTCTTTAAGTCTTTTAAGTTTTGGCATTGTATGGTATAAAAAAAGGGAGCTGTTAAACTCCCTCTGGTTAATTAAAACGGTAAGTCCGCTGTCGTTTCTCTAGAAGATTGTTGCTGAGTGTTTGTTACTTCTTCCCGTTGTGCAACTACTATAGTTGTTTCTGGGTTAATCCAACGTACCCCTGCATTACCTAAAGACGTTTTCTTTTCTTTAGCTTCACGCTCTTCTTTTGTTTGACCTTGAACTACCCAAGCATTGTTGTTGTATTTACTTTCATCACTTAAAATGATATCAAAGTTTAAATACTTTCCTTTTGCTAGTTTAGTTTTGTCAATAGACTCTAGGTCTATACTTCCTGATAAAATCGCTGTTGTTGCCATAAATTGTTAATTTGAATTGATTATTATTAATTATTAAATATACTCTTTTTATACTACAGTTTTGAGAGTTCATCTGCAATCTTTTTAGATACCTTGTATTTAGTCTTAATAGCATCTAAGCTACCTCCACCTTGTAAATACTCTATTGCTTTAGTGTACTCTGGTGTGTTAGTGTTAAGCCATTTCTTGTTATCTTCAGGCTCTACCTTGCCACTTGAAAGATTAGCGTCATCATCAACTGCTTGAAGACCTAATAGACTTGCTAATGTATAACGTCTATAATATGTTATAGCACTTCCTAATTTTTGAGGGTCGTTTAAGTCTGGTAGTTTTAAAGCACTTAAGACGCCTCCAGTTCCATCAATACAAATAAGTTTACTATATACACAGTCTTCTTCTATTGGTTGCAGTAGAAGTAATCTATGCTTCTTTAGTAAAGGTTGTAGTTGATTAATAAGACTGTTAACGTCAAAATACTTTGACTTGTAGAATGGGTTCTTTGCATCCTTACTGATGGTTCCGATTTCTTGCTGTAAGTTGAACAGCTTTTCATTGATTGATTGTTGTTTCATATTTAATTGTTTTAATGTTTCTACGAAGATACAAAAACTTTTTGGAATAAAAAAATGGGTAAGAAATTAATCCTACCCACTTCAAACAATACAAACAAATAAAACTATAAATACTTTTTTACTTCTTCTTGATAGTAGTCTATCATTTCTAATAACTCTACATCTGCTAATTTAACTGTTTTATGACTCTCTTGCAATAATTCTTCAGAAAGTTGTTTACCAAGATATAAACTAAATTTATACTGTTCTCCTGCTTTAAACATATTACAACCTACACATTGAGGTTTAACATTTCTTTCGTCCCATCTAGTAGCATAATGTTTTCTTGATTGAAAGTGTCCTGCCTGTATGCCTCCGTTCTTCCAATGTCCTTCTTTGCCACAAGTAACACATTTACATTTACCATCCTTAGAGTTGCTTAGTCGTATGTACTGACTAAAGACTGCATCTAGTTTTTTAACAAGCTTTGAACGTGTTAGTTTTTTTTTAGTCATCTAAGCACTTTAAAAGTAAGTTACCATCTGCTTCGTTAATTCCACGTATCTGCTTATATATAAACTTAGAGTTTTTCTTAACTTGCAATCTTTCTGCTTTTGTAGAATCAATTCCTAGTAGTGTATATTCGTTGCAATCTAATTTTAATAATGCATCAGTTCTTTCTTTAATTGATAGTGCAAAGTCTCTTGCATACTCCTCTGCTTTGTCTCTTACGTTTTGGGTCATATAATTGGTTGTTTTTTTTAAAGCACTCCGAACACTTATATTTTAATATTATTAATATTTTATTTTATTCTAATATTATTTAAACTATTTAATTATTTAAACTAATAAATTAGCTTTATTTATAATTTAAACTAATAATAAGCTTTATTTAATTATTTAATTTAGTATTATAATTATTATTGTAGAAGTAACAATTACTTAAAATGTCAAAGTTATATATTTTATTTTGAAAAAAAAAGCTTTTCTTAAGTTATTTTGAAAAAACTATTTAGTCTTGTCGTTTATTTTCTCATAAGTCCTTAAACCACCGAGTCCTAGCATACCTAAAAGAACTGTCATTAAATGCTCCATAGCTAGAGCTGGAGGTACATCTTCTGGTTGTAATGCCCATATAAATAAATCACGTATTATAAAGTTGTAAGCTAAAGCAACACCACAAACCCATCCTATGAATGGTCTCCAGCCTGCAACAAAGACACTTCTATGTCCTGCTTCTATTTCGTTTATCTTAGTCTGTAATTGGATTAGTTCGTTTGGGTCTAACTCCTTACCCTTAATTGCTTCTCTTATCTCCCAAGCTAAATTACCTGCAGGAGATTTTCCACTATTACCACCTTTAAGTAAACCTAATAAGACTTTCCACATAATGTATTTCCTGCTGTTCTAGTATAACCACACGACATTGGCATCCTTATCGGGGTCGTTATCTGTATGTATGAAGGTGTTACCGATACCAAACCTTGTAAATCCTGCTTTACGGAGTGCATCAATAATGATTGCTCTTCCTCTTGAATTGGTACAATGAATGTCCACCGCATATCCGTACAAGTGTGAGCTTTTTTCTTTGCCTCCAACATACGCGTTATGGCTCTTTGTTCTGAAGCCTGAGTTGATTTTAAAGGGAATCCCAGCAATTGCACGTGCATCGTTGAGCATTTGCAAAGTACTAGGCTGCATATAAGAACCACTACCTTTTTCATCTGGACTATCAAATTCATATAGTTCAAAGTTTAACATTTACTTTTTATTAAGTGAGTCAAATAAAGAAGAACCGAATATTGTCATATTGTCAATCAAGTTGCTTTGTAAGTCTATAAGCATCTTTTCTAATTCATCTTTCTGCTTTACTAGCATTTCTATATGCTTCTCTTGAGATTCTGTTTTAGCTTGTAATGCATTTAGCTCTTCAGGATTACGTCCTATAATAGCATAGATTACTACAGATAAACTACCTACTATCATACCTGTAATAGATACGAATATATCTTTGTTATCTGCAGGGATTGAATTGTTTGCTAAGTATAATAATAGTAGAACTACCATTAAGAATATTCCAGCTGCACCGCAGTAATGTATCAAATCACGTTTCTTCATT